AGCACCAAACTCACCTGTTAACAAGTGGATAGTTCTACGACCTCTTTCAATTTTACCTACGCCCATGTCTAACAACATTTCAAGATGCCAGTCTAGGTCATAAGAGTTATAGTAGTGAATGTTAGAAGGAGCAACTTGCTCAAAGAATCCTGAACCAGACTCAATAGCATATTTAGTCTTGTCATCTTTGTTCAAGTACTTGTGATCATTTGTCCAGTTTTTCTTACCGTACATTAACATTCTTGAGAACATCTCCTCACATTGGTGATGAGCAACCATATCTTGATAGTTAATCCAGATAGATTCTTTTTGTCCTTTATACATAAATCCGAACTCAAGAGGTTCGTTTTTACCTTTGTTGATTACGTTACCAGGAACTTTGTATTCCATTCTTAGGGTAGCAGGTCTGTTTTCCATTCTCCATGGAGAAGTGAAATAAGGACTTGAACCTTCGTAAGATAACGTAGAAGGAGCTAAGCTATAGAACTTAGACCATCTTGTTCCTGCAGCTAATTCCTCAGCAGGTACAGACTTAGCAGCTGAATCAGTTACTAATTCTACTTCTACTGCAACTTGTGAACCAGCATCAGAAACTTTCTTAACTAGTAAGTGATATTCATCACTTTCTCCTCTAAGAACGTTAGTAGGCTCGAACAAGTTCTCGCTGAAAATAAGCTTAAATCTTTCACCGTTAGCTCCTACATTTCCAGTAGAAATAGTAGTACCACTCATAGTTTGAGCTTCAACTAAAGGTAAATTTTTGTCGTGTTGCCCTTGCAACATCCAGTTGTAGAAACCATTTTCTTGCTCAACTTCTTTTACAGGAAAACGATTCACAAACTCACGTAGTTTCCCTTGTAAATTAGTTTTGTAGATTTCTCTAATAACAGAACTAATTAACTCAGGCTTTTGTTGGTACAAAGTATGAAAATGGTTGTCAGTGACAAGACCATTGTAGTCAATAGCTTCGTACTTTTGTAATGGAAGTAATTGTGCCATTTTGTTTTTGTTTTTTTCTTGTTAGACGAATATATTAATTGTTTATCTTTTTCTTTCTTTTTTGCCCATCCCTCGCTCTAGTAAATCTAGGATTCCTTGAGCTCGTTCTGAACTTTCTACAGAAGTGTTTCTACCAACACCTCTTTCATTGTTTGATGCTATTACTCTATCAATCTCAGAGACTGCTTTAGTTTTAGCAATGTTTTTAATCTTTGAGATATTAGGTTTAAAATTACCTTGCTTATCTAAATCGAACAATCCCATAGAATCGTAGTAATTAATAAGCATCTCAAATTCAACAGGGTTTCTCATTTGCTTGTACATTAAGCTTGTGTATCCTTTACCGTCTTCGTCAGTGTACACGGGCTTAGTAATATTAGCTTTTAGTTTTTCCCTGGAAACTTTGTTGAGGTTTAACCCATCAATAAAGCTTTCTTTAGTATCTATAGAAGACATTAAGTTATTGTAGCTTTCTTCTCTTTGTTTTTCCCACTGTGCTTCTTCTGCAGCTCTTTGTTGTCTAGACTGATCAATATAGTAGTTAGTTTGTTTTTTTAATTCAGGAATTGCTTTTAAAGCTTTTTCCTCTAACTTACCTATTGCATCAGCATCTTCCACTTGTTCTGCTGCGTCAGCATCTGAGAAATTTTTACTCTTCAAGTATCTGAAGTATAAATTTTTCTGAAGATTGCTATCCTCTTTTATTTGGTCTTCTTTTAGATTGTCAAAGAACTCTAAGTCTTGAGCAGCTTGGATAGCAACATCAGCATCATTAAAAGCGTCTTCTATTTCTAGAAACTTCTTTTTAGCACCGCTGAAGTTATCCTTCCATTGTTTAGTCATTCCTTGGAATGACTTTTCCAATGTGCCTTTCATTAACTCTTTCAATTTATCCAAAGAGCCCTCTAGCTCTTCTTCTGATTCAGGAGTTGCGATGATTCCTTCATCAATAAACTCTTTCATCATTGCTTTATAAAAAGCTTCTTTTTTCTCCTCTGATACCTCTTGAGGTTTTTCAGAGACTGGTTCAGTTGCAGGAACTATTTTGCCTGCATCTTCATCGTCTCCTAAGTCTCCTCCTACTTGTTCTACAGGAGCAATGGTTATTTCCTCTGCTTCTGTAACTTCTGTTTCTTCTGTAGAATCATCAGTTGTTTCTCCCGATATTGATGATTCTAGCTCCCCTGGTGACATAATCTGTATGCCATCAAATAAGTCTTCTTTTGGGTCATTCATACTCATGCTGTCTTTAATTGGTTACAAATATTAAAATTATTTTTATAAATTATTATTTTTTTTGTGGCAATAAAACTTATAATACTATAGCTTTATTTTGTCTTTTCTTTTTTCTTGCTTTCTTTATTACTAGCTATCTGTTTAGCTTTTAGTTCTTCATTAGCCTTGTTGCTTCTTATTCTTTCTTTTAATTCTTCTTGCTTAACTTTAATGGTATCCTTTTTAAAGTTCTCGTCTGTTTCTGTTCTTCTTAAATCTAACTCATCGTCTATACCATTATCATCTAAGTCATTGTCATACTTCATGCTTTCTTTTAATCCAGAAGCCATTTCCTTCATTCCTGCTATTCTTTCATCAGAAGCTATCTTTTCACGCTTAACAGATATTTCATCATCGTGTTTCTTCATATCGTATTCTCTTGCAGCTTGAGCTTCTTGCTGTTGCATTTGAGCAGCTTCTTGTTGTTGTTGCAATTGTTTTTCTTGCATTTCATTTTGTTGCTGTTTTATTTTCTCAGCAGAATCAGCAAGTCTTCTAGATATTTCCTGTACAGATTCAGATTGTGATATTGCTACAAGGTCTCCAATAGTAGCTTGTCCATTTTGTACAGCTGCTTGAGATAATGTTTTTAATTCTTGATATAATTCTGTATCTGCAGAAGAATTTGATATATGGATATCATATTCTGATAATACAAACTCATCAAAGTTATCTACCATTACTTGGCCCATATCATCTAGTAAGAATTGTCCTTTTTTAGGATTTTTCTTGTATGCATATTTACAACATTCTAAAAATTTAGTTAGAGCTCGTTTACGGAAGTTAGCATCTAATACGAACCACTTTTCAGTAATATGAGATGTTTGTGTTACTTCTCTTTGTACATTTCCTACAGCTTCACGGTTTTGTATTTGGCCTTCTCTAGCACCAGATACACCAGCAAGCTTACCGAGAGTAGCTTCTATTTCAAGTAGTAAATTAGTGTACATCTGAATGGAGTTAGGGTCTCCAATAGGTACACTAGTTGCAGTCAATGTGTTAAATGCTCCTGCAGATTTACCTTGTGAGGGTCCTTTTAATATTTCAGATGTAGGGTCTAGCCATGCAATTTTGTTTACAGTTGCATACTTAATCCATTCTTTAGGATCCCATCCTGAAGGAACCATAGAACTGTTAACAGCAGCAAAGCTTCCTTTGTAAGTAGCTATTTCTAATTCTCTTTTGTAATATGCTATGTCATAAGAGTAAGCCAACGGCTTCATGATATCAGTAAGAGACTGCACTTTGTAATCGTTAGTACTGTTTACTGTTCCTATGTATGGAGGTATACCTTTAGATTTATTTACCATAGACTTGCTAGCATACGGTATTGGGCCCATTGCAACATAAATACTGTCTGCAATTTTAGTTCCTTGTACCCATTCGTTTACCCACATCCATGTTATTTCTTCTCCTAATTCTTTTTTAACTTCGTAATTCTCATCTACAAAATCATATTGTTCGTCTCCATCTTCATCGTAGTATTTACGTTTTCCTATTTTTCTTCTGGACCTCCAGCAAGTTCTAAGTACACGTACATTTCCATATGTGTCAAATGCACCTGCAAAAGTTCTTAGTCCCATTTCATTAGGATGAAAGATAGACAATGCTTTTTCTTCTCCATAATAATCAAATACAGAAATATCTCTGTTTAGTCCTAGAGCTACAGAGCTTGCAGCGTCTGAAGTTCCTGTTTCTAAAAACTCGATATCTTTTTCTGTTAGTTCGTCCCAGTAATCGTCTATAACTTGACCTATAGATTTATAACCATATTCTACAATAATGTCAGAGTCTTCTATAAACATAGAGCTCCCACCTAGAGTGTAGAGATTCATAGGATTCACTCTTCTCATTACAGGCTCGCCTCCTAGTACACCACAATAAACTATTTGCTCACCTCCTACAAGAAGATCTTCGAAAGTTCTATTAAATAAGAAATCCAGATTCTGCTCTTTGTACTCACGTTTGAGCACTTTGTTCGCAGTGATTTCAGCAATGTCTTGAAAATCGTAGGTTTTGTACTTTTCAAATTCTTGTAATCTTTTTTGGATTTCTTCTTCTGATATTGACGTTTGTTGTATGATGGCCATCAGCTCTGCCATCAGTTTTTCTTTTAATGCTGTTTCTTTTCTTGTTACTCCTTCTTCGTCATTGGCCGATAGATAGGCTCTGTATTCTTTTCTTCGTTTTGAGTACTCTCCTAATAATAAGTTTAGTTTGCTATTTTCTATTCCTACGTGCTGGAAGCTTGCTGGTAATGATTCTAAATCTAAGTTGTCAGGATTAATGAATTTCTCAAAATCTTTGCTATTAATGATATTAGCTCTTAGATTGTAGTTTGTTCTCTTATTGATAAAGTTAGCTCTAAGATCGTAGTCTGATACTAAGATGTTTTCTGCGAAGTCTATGTTCTTCTCGTACCATTTCTTTGTTTTCTTTTTATCAGATAATTTTTGTCTAGGGAAACTAATGTATCCCTGCATCTTTAGTGGTGAATCCTGACTCATAGTAATTTTTTGTTAAAATGCAAATTTAATTATAAAAATTTGAACTTCTGTTATAATCTGGTTTCTTTTTAAGAACTCCCATCTTATTCCAGTATTCGTGGTCTAAGAACCCTTTTATCTCTTCTTTGCGTTTTTCTGTCTGTCGTAGCATTGTAGCGTCGTGCCACAATAACATACCTAACGAAGATACACGGTCAAAGTTTCCATATGGGTTCCACATAATTAATTCTTTTAATAATGCAGGAGAATAGATTGTCTCTATTACTCTCTGTTCTGAGTTTTCAGAAACTCTCTCCAATAACCATGATTTAATAAAATCTCTCGCTGTCTGATTTACCTTACCTGAAGCATTTATACCCTTAGAAGTATTAGTTCCTTGTCTGTATGTATCTGAATTTCTTAGTTGATAAGGAGTGTCTGCTAACAAATATAAGCATTTTTGTTTTTCAAAATACGTAAAAAGTCCAGGAAGGTTTTGTTCGTACATGCCTGTAGCATTGTAATACAGTAATAATTTACGAGAAACTTCATAAAAATCATTAGGATTATCTGTTCTCCCGGTATACTCTGCTACTATCTGACGTGTGTATCTGTTCATGATAAAGATAGAAGGAAGAGAGTCTGTTGTAGAACGAGCCTTGTCGACAACATCCATACCTCCTATGTACGTGCCATATGGAACTACACCTTCGTCGTTCTTCTGTGGCTTTACCCATATTTCTACGCAACCTCTTTTATCTTCTCCACGTCCTAATGGAAAGTTCTTTATGGGCCTTATGTCCTGGATAGTATCAAACTCAACTTTATTATCTTTGCTAAAACTTAAAAATCCTTTAAATGAGCTCTCTTGATATTTTCTACTTTTACCTCCCTCTACTTCTGCTAATTGTTCTTTTAATAAAAGTGTGGGGAAGTAAGAGCCCTCCACCACCAAAAAAGCCTCGGAAGGAACGATTGGACCGTTTATTATCTCGGTATGATAGACTGAAGGATCATTAGCCTTTTTAGCAGTATCTCTTCTAGACTTGATATACATTCTTGCTAACTTCTCATCAGTAACTTTATTAGGTCCTTTCTTAAATTCGTTTAGTGTTTTCCAATAAGGAACAAAGTATCCTATGGTTCCTCTGTTTTCATAAACATCGTTGTAGACTATGCAGTTGTATTCTGAAGGGTTTCTAAAAATAGATTCTGCATACAGAGCTGCTTGGCCAGATACAAGACCACCTGTACCAAGAGCCCATATGACTAAGTTCTTCTTTTGCTTAGAAGCTTGTGTTGCTTCAATGGCTCCCCATGATTCTTTGATGTTTGTCATGAAACCTACCTCATCTAGTATTACTAGGTTAGGACGTGTACCGTTAGCTGCTAGCGGATTATCTTTAAATGTTCTATGTCTTAGTAGTGAACCTGTTCTAGATGTGTATTCCCTGTTAGGTGCTAGTGACCCTGTATAGCTTACCATCAGTGGCGACGGGTAAAACTCATCTCCTATTCTATATGCTCCTGCATAATGTTCAAATGCTGCTTTGCATTTCTTAATAAGAGGTTCAGTATACTTTGTATCAATCGCTCCTATAATAGTATCAGATGCTATATACTGTTTTGCCTTTTTTCTCTGGAGGTAATTATCGTAATCTGTTGCCCCATCAAAAAGATAGTTGTGACAAGCTAATCCTGAAGATGCATATGACTTACCACCACCCCTAGACTGTATGGAAATAAAATGCTTAGCAGAGTTTTTGTATAAAGGCTTTCCTAAATTTTTGCCGTGGTTTCTACTTAAGTACTCACGTGCGTCTATGTATGTTTTAGAGTTAGCTTCCTTTTCAGTAATCCTTCCTAGTTTTATGGACAGCTCTTTTTCAGGACCGTACTTTCTATCACATGTGTTCTTAGTATCTTTTTCGAATCCTGAGAATCCTCTGCATTCTTCATATGCTAGAAACAATTCCCAATCTATATCCCTTAACCAAGGTAGGCCTAGTGCTTGAGATACAGAAGAATCATCTTCGAAAAGTATGTTGTGGAAATTTACATAGTAGTAAAGAGGACCTGGCATCCACTGGCCACCTATCCAATGACCCTCGACACACCTTCGTTTTTGATCCCCCCAAAATGTTATGCGTTCATAATATTGTAGCTCAGGATGATAGTTAGGTATTTCTTCTAATATATAATTTGCATTGTTTATCATATCTCATCAGAATCAGATAGTGAGGATATCTTTGTTCCTTTCTTCTTTGTTTTCTCTTCCTCGTACGACTCTTTAATTCTTTTGTAGTCATCAAACATTTTAGGAGTAGCTGCTAGAGCTTTATCAAGCTTGAGTATTATATCTGCATCTTTAGCATCTATGGCTTCTTTATAAAACTCTTTTACTCCTTTGTCTCTAAGTGACATTATCTCGTCCCAATTTTGCAGTGCTCTTTCTGCAGGAGTCAATACTACATTCCTGTATAACTCTAAAAGGTCACTATAGGTTTCCCATTTAAAACCTTTTTCTTTTATAAAGTCTCTTGCTATTACTTCTTCTTTGTCAGGAAGATTATACAATTTAGATTCAGGATGGCTATGAAGATGAATAGCCCACATAATACGTGAGCTTTTATTTTTGTCTTTAGACTTGTCTTTTGTGTATAGTTCATTAAATGCATTAGGTATCTTTAACTCAGGATACTCGTCCCAAAAACTATTTTCAAAATTAATCCTCATTTTTCTTTTTTTCTAAACAGTAGTTTGCGTGTCTAAAATTTCTTTTGTTTA